CTTTGTTTCAGTCTCCAAATCCAGAAATCCAAGAAAATCAAACTGGTCATCCAGAGGGATGAGAACCTTCGTTTGCACTTTGATTGGTTGCACCTTCGATACAATCTGATTACAAAAGAGAGGTATCCCTGCCGTAAAGACATCTTTGATCACACCCTTTTCTTTCTTTTCTTCTGGATCCTCAAGCTCTTCAACTCTACGATCTAGCTCATCAGAAAACTTGTCAACCATCTGTTCAACTGGTAGATCAGTCTTGGTCTCAATCTTTTGAGTGTAGTTCATGTTCATTGCTTCGTCGAATGATGAACCAGTGATCAAGGCAATCCCAGGGGCAACTTTCTTTCCTTCTATGTATCTATAAACCCATTGCCGAGGGCATCTTTTGACTTGCCCGATCTGGGAAACTGAGATGTGCTTCTTTTGTGATAGCTCATCCATTAGTAGGTCTAGTTCATCAAGGTCACTCATTTTAACTCCTTAATTTCTGGCATTAATTTCTGATAGCTCCTAGTTGTCTTTCCAACATATCTATCAAAGACAGATCCAACATCAATGTATGTATTACAGTCATTGCTTTTCCACAACTCATGAATGAAAACATTTGATGCCATTCCAGCTGAAAACAGGTAGATCTTGTGGTCATCTGTCATTGTTGCTCTGATCTTGCTCATAATTGAGTCTTTAAAATTCCAGACATTAGCCTGTGGGATCTCAATGAACTCATCAACAAAGGGTAGCTTTTTAAGATCCTTGTTTCCAATGTAGACAACATGCTTAGTCTTCAAAACATCTATGAAAAGATCAAGGTTACCAGTATAGTCTGCATCAATGAAAACCTCTGCTGATTGCCAATCCTGTTGATACTTACTAGCTGCTGAATATAGGTTCTTATCTTTTCCTCTTCCCATATAATAGTCTTGTTTCTTTTCAACTATTTTCTCAAGTGCAATTCCAAGACTAGGGTAATAATTGCACTTATCACAGTTGTACCCCTGTCTCTTTTCAATTGCAAACCATTCTCCATCACCCCAACGAGTGTATGCAAAGGATTGATTGCATCTAATCTTTGTCAACATCTCTTGGTAGAATCTGAGGTCTTTGTCTATTAACTCTCTATAGACCATCTGTGGTAGTAGCATGTCAGCTGGTGGTAGATGATCTCCAATTCCTCTAGCAACATTCAATGGTAACAGGGATCCTAGTTTCTCAATCACTCTTATCTCATCATACTTTGTTTGATCTTGTATACTTAGTTCTTTCCAATCATCTCTAGCCCTAACTGTCTTTGATCTATAATGAATGATAGGAGAACTATATAGAACAGCAAACTTGAATCCTTGTTTTAGGATCCAGGAGAACAGGTAGGTATCCCCACCAAATACCCTTAATGATTCTGGGATACTTTTGTACAGGTCTCTCCTAATTGTGAAATCCCATCCTTGATAGGATGGATTATCCAGGATCTTATAGTTAAGCTCTGATGGTCTACAAAAGTTGGGATCATTTGTGATGTGCACCACGATACCAACTGTAGGTTCTTTCTCAAATACCTTGATCGTGTCTGACACAAAATTCTTTGTAATCCTTGTGTCATTATTTAAGAAGCACTGATACTTGTGATTGCTCTCTTCATGGAATTTGTTCCATACTCTGTTCAAGTCTTCATTCCTAGCATTTCTCTGTGAAGCTTTCATGTATGGTTGATCACTACCATTATCAAGCACAGTGAGATCAAAGGAAACATCCTGTGATCTTATGTCAACCAGCAGGTCATCAGTTAGCTCTGGTTGATTGTAATTAATAATGATCATTCCAAATTCATTCATTTTAAAGTGTCCTCCGAGTATACTTCACCATTTGCTACAATTTTCTTGTCCTCATAAGGAGCTGCAACACGCCTATACAATTCCAGTTTGGCACCCTCTAGTGCACCAAGACAATCATTGATTGCCTGATAGTTCTTTGAAACTGAAAGGTAGCAGTCAATGAGACTTGTGATGCAGAAATTCAATTCCCCTGCTGTTTCTGGATAACGTACATTATCATATAGTTCCTGTCTATCACTCGGGGCTATGTATGGCATAGGAGACCTCCTCTAAATTTATTTCTTCTGAATGGAAGAACCTTAAAGTTCCATCCCCTGTGAATAGGAAAACTAATTCACCTGTAGCTTGATTTTTATATTCAAATCTAAGAGGTGTTGCAAATCCAGGTAGGTTATAGTATTGCCCTACTTGAAAACTAAACATTTGGCACCTCCACTAGATCCAGCATATCTAACCCAGCATTAGTAAAATATCTGGGATTAAGATCACTATCTGAACTAAAGATGTATAATCCACTATCTGCTTCCTTTCCAAGGAAGTTATATACAACTGAACTGTCCTTTGCAGCTTGATAGCTCTTTCCAACTTCTAATAAACCTTTTACTTTCCAGTTTGGTTTTTCAATATAGATAACTCCACCAGGCTCTCCATTAGAGTTGCACCATCTTTCATACCCGTTTACATATTCCTCTTCGAGACTCTTATTGTCAAATTCAATCCCCACTTCTTGCTGGATCTCTTGCTGAGTCACAGGGCTCTTATTCTCGTCAAGTAAACAAGCATATTGCAGACAAGTATAATTAACATTGTCCTCAACTGAGTCCAGAACTGACTCATTGTCAGGCTGTCTACCTCTGAGGTTTGCTCTCCGACACATCTTGATCACTTCAAAGAACAAGGCAACATCAGATGATTTAATCTCTTCCCCTTTGACTTGAAATCCAAGCTGACCAAGAATTGTAGCAGTCACCTTGAAGTTTCTCAGGGTGTCCTCATTTGAAGCGTAGTCATGTGACTTTTTGTCTCTGATCACTTTCAAATCATTCCATATTTTGTCTGCCAAATCATTATATTCCTGTGGTTTCATTCTAACACTCTCCTTATATATGGTACTACTTTGAAACTTAGTCTAACCATGTTTTTCTGACTGAAACTAGTATGGAACTCTGTACCTTTAGTGCCGCTAATAAGTAGGAATAGAGGGCAACATTAAACTCTTTTGGCATAGTCCATACCACACAGCCCAGTGATCCAGGTACATTGCCATCAGGGTGCATCCAGATGCCTAGCCTATGGCTTCCAAAGAGAGGTGATAAGGGTGCAGCCCATCCGTAGCCATCTGTCTGATATGCAACTGATCCTGGGATCTTGTCAATTCTTTCTGGTGAAATTAAGCCCCTAATTGCATAGGATCCAATCTCCAGCCATCCTTTTCCGTGACCCCCAGAGCATATTGGGAATTGCTGTTTGATCTTACCATCCTCCCAAATATAACAGGTGCCGTCAGCTCTAATTTCTTTATATGTTTCCAATACAATATCAATATCTACAGACATCCAAAATAACCTCCAATTAGTGCAATAGCAACTAAGATCGGGATAAAAGCAACCTGAAACCAAAGACTAAGATAAAATATCAGAGTTGTAATCATTTTGCTTCCCCCCAGTTCTTAACTCTCTTAACTTCCGCTGTAATCGGACATTTGCAACTAACCACACTACTGAGTATCTGTTGTATTTCCTCGACACTTCGTTTAGGATTTGATATAACAATTTCGTCATGTACCTGTAGTACGATTCTTTCATCAGCAAGAGCATTAATTGCAAGCTTAGTGATATGTGCTGAACTGCCTTGTATAACAAAGTTAATCCCCTCCCTAATTGCTGAATAGTAGTCTTTCATGCAGGAAGGTTTGATCTTGACCTCACTCCCATAATTATAGAGATAAGGTTTTACATCAAATCTTCTCTTTGTTCCACCCATGCAAGAGATGTAACCATATTTACAAATGGTTCTCTCAATCATGGCTTTCCATTTTTTAACTTCAGTGTATGTATTATACCAGTGATCTATGTATTGCTTTGCTTGCTCTGGAGTAATTCTTAGCTCTGCTGCAAGCTTCTTTGATCCCATGCCATAGGAGATCCCGAAGTTTATTGCCTTTGCAATTCTTCTGTCAACTCCAAGCTCTCTTGAGACTGCCTCATGGAGATCACCAATTCCCCCAGGTCTATAGACCTCTAGGAGTTTTCTGTCTCCAGTGAAATGTGCCAGTAGTCTCAATTCTACATTTGAATAGTCTGCAACAATTAGATCACCATAGAAGGCATTTCTAAGTCTGATTGCTGCCTTTGTCTTTGAGGGGATCTGCTGTAAGTTTGGATTGCTACAGGAAAACCTTCCTGTCTCAGTCCCTCTTGTGCTAAAGTTAGCATGGATTTTTCCATCAATTGTTGAATCAATTATCTTTTGAATATGCTCACACAATTTAGCCCAGTTCTTATAAGCTTGAATGTAGTCAGCAAACCTAAACCCCTGAAAGGATAAGTCTGACATTGCTCTCTTGTCAGTCGATAAGGTCTCCCCTGCTGGCAAACCCATGTGAGAGTACATCACTTCAGCCAACTGCTTTGGGGAATCTATGTTAAATTCTCCAGATGACATCAGTTTGATCATAAATTCTTTAGATTTCTTGTCTTTCTTTGACATTGCCTCATAAGCTAGGAACTCTTGATTCAGTTCTGCCGAGGTGAATGTTTCGTCAATAACTTTCTTAACCTGTTTGAAGACAAGCTTCTCAATCTTGTCCCTGTGTTTGCTATACTTGTCATAGAGGGCTATTAGATATTCAGTATTAACCTCAATACCCCTTACCTCAGCTTTGTACATCACATGGAGAACTTTCATTTCAGTTAATAGACAAATATGTAGATTTTCTGCAATGAGTTTCTTCATAAATAGTTCATACAGTGCCAAGGTAGCCTCTGAGTCTTTTTTGCAGTAAGCCAGCAAATCTGTCTGCTCTTCATATTTTTCCATTTGGATCCCAAGATATCTAAGGGCTAGATCTTTTAGCTTGTGACTCCCTGTTTCATCCAGGAGATGAGCCATGATTGCTGTGTCAGCTAGAAATCCATAGACAGGAACCTGGAAGCACTCAGTGATAGTTTTTACATCAAACTTTAGATTGTGCCCGATCTTTTTCATGTTTCTATCTAGCATCAGTTTCTTGAATGTGTCTATCTCACTAAGTATTTGACTTTTAGTCATTACAAAAGAACCACCAGGATATGCAAAAGAAATGCAGATGATGTCATTCTTTTTGAAATGAAGAGCTGCCTCTTTAATCTCAGCTTTTTTTGTGAAAGTCTTGTCTTTTGGGCAAGTCTCACAGTCAAGTGAGTAATAGGGAGCATCTAAAAGTCTCTCTAGCATCTAAAAGTCCTTTCTATTATTAGAAGAAATATAACTGCAATTAGTAGTTCAATCATTTATATTTCTTTCCGTTGTAGACATAGGTTCCACAAACTATTTTCTGGAATGAAGCCCAGTACAAATTAGTGGATGGCTGGTAGTTGATCAGCGCAAATCCATGAACCCATCTCGTTGGCTTTCCTTTAAGGTATTCAGCACCCTTATTACAAAGGCAACCAATACTCTGAGCCATGTGTTCACCCTCATACTGTGAAAGTGTGTAAACTTGATGGTCGTGCATGTGCCCATACATGCAGTTTTTACCAAAGGCTGTGAGGTGCTTTTTGGTATGAAATTCTGAGGTGTACATTCCATGAAAGCATAATAGCTTGCCAAGTCTATATATTCCGTTTTCTGGGATGACTTTCCATCCGAGTTCTGCAAAATCTTTCTCCAAGTCAAAGACTCCATCCAACTCTGGATGCTCTTCAACGTATGCCTTAACCCATCCATCATGGTTTCCAAGTATTACCACCTTCTTACAGTCTTTTGGAGTATTCTCATTAATATCTGTCAGGATCTTACAGGCATCCTTGATGTCTGACTTGATCCTCTTGCCCTCAATCTTCAGTTTCTTGTTTCTGTTCCAGTGAGAGATCCCATCAAAGTCACCAACATCACCAAAGTGGATCACTCCATCAGGCTTATAGTCCTTGATGAAAGGAAGTATAACATTGTTCCACACCTGTTTGTTGACTTCTTTTCCATGTGTGTCGGTAATCCCGACATACCTATAAATTTTATTGTCTGCCATATTTACCCCCTAAATGGTTCTGATTCATCTCCGAGATCAAATGCTGTCTTGTTAAAATCACTCATAACATCAATGAAATATTCACACCCATCCACATAGTCAAAGTGTGCCCATGATTGACTGTATGGATCTGGAATAGCTATAGATCTGTAACATCTATTCGACAATAGGCAACCTTCATTGGTGCACATACAAATATCTGGCATTTTAAATCTCCTCATACTGGCAGGTATCAGTATTATATTTTAATCTGATCTTTCCTCTTTTATTTCCTGGCTTGTTCTTGACAATGCCAATCTCCACAAACTTCTGTTCTTCTTCTGGCATGTCAATGTCCCGATCTCTGTGAACCATGATTATGTAGTCTGGTTTGTACATCACAGCTCCAGATCCTTTCAGGTCTGACATCCCAGGCATTTTGCTCTCCTCTTTGGATGATTCAGGTTTCTTGATGTGAGCAATCATTGAAAGGTGCATGTCCAATCTCTTGAAGGAATCCTGAAGATCCAAGAAGATCTTGTCATCATTCTCTACACCAGTTTTATACTTATTAGAAGAATTGTTACTGATAAAAGAAAAATCATCCAAGAGAACATACTTAACCCCATATCTATCCCTACAAGCTTTGGCATACTGGATGAGGGCATCACAGGTTAGCTGTGTCTCCTCACCTTTAAAGTTGTACCAGTGAATAGGAACTTCATTATTAATTTTAGTGACAAGTGATCTAATCTCAGAAGGTTGCATGGTGTATTTAGATTTATTGCCCATGATGGAAACCATGTCACCAATTAAAACTTCTGGTTCCGTCTCCATTGAGAATATGAGAACTGGGTCACCTCTGAGGGCAATATTATAATAGCAATACTTAGCAAAAGTAGTTTTGCCAGCATCAGGAAATCCTGAGAATAAGGATATTTTTCCAAGCTTGAATCCTTTCATCATTTTATCAAATGCCTGTAACCCAGTAATGGCTCCAAGGGCTTTGTGTTCATCCTTGCTACCATTCACAACTTCTTCCACAAAGTCAATTGTGGATGACACACCTGACACTGAGAAATGCTGTGCCGAGGTGATCGCATCTATGATGTCCTTCTTTGGCACACCATTGATCAAACACTCATTAATATCCTTGTATCCTAGAGGAGTTATGATCCTCTTGCATCTTTTTAATCCGAGTCTAAGTGCGAGATCATAGGCACCGGAGGTTCCTGCCTGATCTGAGTCATACCAAATATAGATAGTGTCAAAAGTAGCAAGATCATCAATCCACTTATCTTTACGCATCTTTGCACCAGGGACACCCAGTGGGAAGGACTTGTTGATTCCATAAGATAGGGCTGCACCAACGTCATACCCACCCTCGAAGATAATACATTGCTTGTTCCCTTGTATAAATACATTATGCCCATTGATGAGCCCAGGTTTGCTTCCTGTGATGTAGGAGAACTTGTCTTTTCCTGATTCTTTTGTCCATTGTGGATCACGTCTTTGTACTCCTGTCAATTTATGATTTCTGTCAAAATGTGGGATCGTGTTGAATTGGTTGTAATCCACACCAAGTTCTAGCACTTTGATTGCTTCTGGTGTGAACTTTCTCACGTTCAGAAGCCAATCCATGACGGCTGGATTCTGTTGTAATCTTTGTTTATACTCATCCAAGAGGGATGAATCAAACTTTGTTTGTGTAGGTTGCTTAACCCCTACAAGACTCTGGTATTTACCAAAGGGAAAAGATTTTCCATTCAGTTCGCAGGATCCAGATTTGCAATCCCACACACCATTGTCTTTTCCAATGTATACCTTGCCTTCAGAACCACATGCAGGGCAGTTGGTAATGATCTGACTGTCATTACTCTTCCACTCTATATTGTTCTGATTTAGGTATTTCAATACTTCTTCTGATGATGTCATTAACTGCCTCCTTAGTAAGCAACGATACTTTTTCTTCAGGTACATTAATTTGGTTTGGAGGTATTAGTTTGTTATCCTGAAAGATCAGGATTTTGTAGCAGTTATAGGGATAGTGCCTATATTCACCTTTGCGTTTTGTGATGGAGATAGCACCTTTGGTGACTAGCTCCTTAACTGATCTGGACACTGTTGCCAGTGTCTGTATTCCAGATTCTTTGCATATCAAGTCCTGTGCAGGAAAGGATGTTTGCTCTTTGAAGTCCATGTGAAGTAAGATCACTTCCAGCACTCGTATTGCCGTATCGGATAGAGTTGCTAACTTCCACATTTTGTATTCAAAAGTTTCAAAGATCCCGAACTCTTTTGGTCTATATGTTGACAATCTACCCTCCCTATGTTGACAATTAAATCCTCTTATATTGACAAAGAGGAGCCAGGGCACCCTCTTCAGGGTGCCCTGGCATTTTAATTAAGCCCTCTTAGCTTTCCAAGTGATCTTATCAATTCCAGTGTTCTTATCTTTGTTGATGAATCCTCTAGCACCACAGTTGGGATTCTGGCAAACATGGTTACGATACACTCCGAACTTGCTAGTTCCTTCTGCATATTTTGTAAATGAACCACAAAGACCACATGCTACCCCAGGAGCTTGCTCTGTCTTAGCAGTAGGCTGTGGAGTTGGTGCTGTGGCAAAAGGATCGACCTTTGGCTTTGGTGCTTCAACAGGTTTGCTGTAGTCCTTAACTTTCTTTAGCCCAACAAAACCCATGATCTTTTCTGACAGTGCAACTCTTTCAGCGATCTCGATCTTTCCCTCATTTGACACATCATTAAGGTCTATGATTAAATTGGTGTACTCCCCTAAGTTTAAGTTTAAATGATACTGATTCTTTGCCATTTTCTCTTCCTCCGTTTTATTTGTTAGTTTCTCTATCAGTGCAACACCTTGAGTGTTCAAATACTCGTAAGCTTCATCACTCACTTCTACTTTTGCTTCAGGCTCAGGTCTTGCGTTCCAGCCTGTAGCAGTTTCTAGCTTCTTATCCTCTTCATCAAACATGTCTGTCAAATTATCTCACCTGCCTTTGTAATTGGGAACATAAGAGCTCTTCTCCATGATCACCTTTGAGTAGATCAGAATCTAGCTCTACATATTCACAGCTTGTGCAGTAGAACCCAGGTTCAAATCCGTCACTCTCATCATGATACACCATCCTATGACTGTTGTTCACTAGACACATGATAGCAGTTGGTTTCTCTTTTATAAACATTTCATACTCCTTATATATGGCACTACTTTGAAACAGTTTAACAGTCTTCCCTATTCCATCTCCAGAGTGTTGTTCTGGACACTGGTTTCTCTGGCACTATCCTATCAAATCTTCTTGCCCCCATGCTGGAAATACCACCCAGGAGGACAACTCTTTTCTCTTTCCCATAATCATCTAAATGCCTTTCCTGAGAGATCACTCTAGGAATAAGCCCTTTTTTCTCATACATACCTAACATATCTCTATGATATTTGTCTAGCAACTTACACCACCTTTCAAAACTACTTATCGCTAGGAATACACTAAGTATAAATATATAAGTATTAATTATACTTAGTATATAACCAGAGATAAATGTATAAAATACATACAGAAATCTGCCTCCCTGTTAATATACCTCCTCCATTCTATCATGATACCCTTGCATATACCCTACTTCCCAAGTGGCCTTAATCAGATTATCTATAGTTTTGAAAATATATTTGACTTGCTATCTGCTTTCTATCTGTCATGCTTATCTCCAAATTCCTTTCCTCCAAGATCATAATATTTCCCTGTTGCTGGTTGCTTCCATCCCTCAAAATCATTGTACTGATCTAAACTGAATACCCCTGCTTGAATTTTTATCAGATTGCTAATCCACCCAATCAGGTTTCCTATTCCCTGGAAGATCTCAATCAACAAGTAGGCAGGGATTGCTAGGAGCACCAAAGGTATCAGTGGCAATCTCCTTGAAAAACTGTCAATTGCTGGTGTGTACTTATAAAATTCAATCATAGCAAACACCACACCCAATAAGCCCCAAATGGAATCACAAAATAACCAACATAGAATCCTGCAATTACAGCGATCACATTAATAATTATCTGTTTCACTTTCATCCTCCTCTTTTGATAGAAGTTTTCCACACTCTGCACAAACTATTTCATCCCCCTGTTTAACACATACGGTAGTGTCACAATCCTCACAATAGTAATATGGCATTATTTAATCCTCACAGCGTAGTGCACAAAATTATGATCATAATTATCTACTGTAAGAGCCACTTCTGTACCATCTCTCAAGATTCCAAATATGTCATCATCCAAAGTTCCCATGAAAGCTTCAATCGCTTCTGCTCTGCCTAGTTCTTTGTAATATGGAATCAATTCTCTCTGTTCTTTTTTATTTAATAAATCAAACATTTTAATCCTCCCCTTTGTGTAATATGTTGTACTTCTCGTCTTTTAAGTTTCCAATTTCTTCCTGCAACTGATTGCACTTTGCTTCTGCTAGGAGTGCCCTCCATTGCCAGTAGTCTGGTGTTGCCTGTCTTGCTACTCTTGCGAACAGTTCCTTTTCTGCATTATCCACTATCCAATTATTGTTCTGATCATACATTCAAATCACCCCCTTTTAATCTATTTTCAATCCTGACATCTCGTAGAAGTATTTTTTACTAAAATTAGGCAGTTCAGTAAAAAGTTTTCTTTGATTTGGTGTTGCCCTGAGATACCAGAGCTTCCAGCATTTCTTCACCATATACTCTGGATTTGACTTTAATCTATATTTTGTGACCAAAGAGAAATCAATCTTATGTATAAGCTGTCCTAGCACTGCTCTGTCATATTTAGTTGGCTCCCCAAACATATATACAGGAGCTTCCCCTATACCAAAATATCCTGTATGGTAGTTCCCTGTGTTGTAGTATCCTGTGTTGTAGTCCCCTGTGTTGTCGTTCCCTGTGTTGTAGTTCCCTGTGTTGTCGTTCCCTGTGTTGCTGTTCCCTGTGTTGCTGTGCCCTGTGTTGCTGTTCCCTGTGTTGTAGTATCCTGTGTTGTAGTTCCCTGTGTTGCTGTTCCCTGTGTTGCTGTGCCCTGTGTTGCTGTTCCCTGTGTTGCTGTTCCCTGTGTTGCTGTGCCCTGTGTTGCTGTTCCCTGTGTTAAATCCCTCTAAACCCAATAATTTTACAACCCTAATTGAACCACACACCCTTTTACTGTCATTCTCTTTCTCAGGGGAAACATCTTTGGCTTCTATTTCACCAACTACAGTCCCTGTAGTGAAAGGGTAATAATTGTAAACATCAGCACCAGATTGACAAAAGTGAAATCCAGACTGACATAAGCTAATTTTTTTTCCCTTTGGCATATGATACCATTTACCAACCTTGAATGTAACCCCTCTACAACTTATTTCACCCTTATCATTAATATTAAATGCCTTGTATCCTTTTATTACTTCTTTTTTCTTTGCCATTTAACCCACCTCCCAAAATCTTTTGTCCTGTCCGGCATAATCCCTCACCTGAATGTCCAGAGCTGGAATGTTCAATGGCTCTCCAAATTCTTCCAGCAAAGTTGCATGCTCACACCACACATCTGGCACTAAGTTCAGTTCCCCTCTAAACTTGAGCAACTCAGTTTGAAAACTGGTAGAAATTGATACATCCTTAATTTCCATTGTGCTCAACCTCCTCTGCAACTGATTCCATTTTAGCTTTTATTTTTTTATACATCTCAAGTCCATCTTTTGTCACATCACCTATCATGTAACCTTTATTCACAAATACTCCTACACCTTGACCTGCATTAAGTTCCCACACCTTTGCCAATTTCTTTTGATCTGTTTTAAGCAACACCTCGTAGATTTCTTTCAAGCTCACACCATCTGGTCTATGAAAGATTATTCTGCACTTATAGTAGTCCTCATTATATGGGCTCTTATCGAATCTCACTGTATATTCCTTTGTCATTGTATACACCTCTCCCTTTTTCTTATTCCCCCAGTAAATATTCTTTGATCTTTTGCAATTCCTCTTCTGTGATATCAAACCAATTTGTTTCACCATCTGGTTTAATAATCTTTATCTTTGGTTGATACCCTCTGTATACAGTTGCCACCTTTTCAAACTGTCCTTTTCTATAATCTCTTGTACATTCATTCATTATAACACCTCCGCTAGTCTATAGACACTCTCACCATTACTAAAAGTTCCAAGCTTACTGTAGACTGTCCTTGGAAAATTATCCTGAATAACTTTGTTAAAATCTTTTTCACTATAGCCATCAATCTGAGATAAGTCTGCATTATAAACTGGCAACCACGTTAAAGTTTCCATTTTAAACCCCCATTAAATATTATAAGATTTTAACAGAATATCTGTTAACTCTTTTTTACCAACTTCATCAAGCCAACACTCGGCTATTGCAGTTTCTTTTTCACTAAAACTTAGAGTGTTATCAGTTATCACTGTTTTGAGTAAACTTTTATTTTTCAAAACAAATTCTGGTAATGTCATCATTGCACCTCGATCTTTTGTACTGATACCTCAGTAATTACTTCACCATCATACCTAAAATGCCTTTCACTTGCAACCTTAGCCCTATACAGTTTTTCTACCAAATTCCAATCTATACTTCCACTAGAAGTAACTGTATAGTTCCCCCCTAGCTTATCTTTAATGTCATCAATAGCATAGTCAAGAAAACTTTCACCTTGAACCTCATTCTCACTATCCTTTATAAATTCATCAAATATTGTCTGAAATTCTTTAACAGCTTTTTTCTCTGTACTGAAAACCTGTACAAAAGTTTCAGAAGTATAACCACTTGCGGATACCACTGCCCACACTTTTTGAGGTTTTCAAAAACCCCATTCTAGCCATAATTTCGCCAGCCTTTCATTCTTAAAGTCTTCAATCCAACAATCATAAGTTCTGTTATCAACAGCAGTAAAAAACTTCTCCCCTGTATAACTATTCACATTCTGAAAGTAAAAGTTAACCTGAAATATCTCTTTCCCTTTGCCATACTTAGGCGCACCTAAAATCTCTGTTAAAAGTTTATGTCCCTTTAAATTACTAACTTTGCCTAAATCTATCATTATAACACCCCCTATGTTATACTTACAAATTTTGCAACCAAAAGCATTGATTAAAAGTGTTTTGATAATTCAGTTTCAATTGCCTTAATTTCTTCTGTAGCCAAATTAGCCCTTTGTCCATACCAGTCTACATATTCACCATTTACAAAATCCACTGAATAACTTTCATTCTTATAATCAAATTCAAAATGGTCTATAACCTGTTGCTCATAACTAATATTATCCAACGTCTTAAACCCCCTTATAGATTAATTACTGAATTACCTTTGCAATCATAAATCGCTTTTTGTTTGAATAGTTTGCCAACCAAAACAGCTAAAAACCTATGCTCAATGTGTATTGTGATATCGGCATATAGAGTTATATTTTCTTTCCAGAATCCTACATATCCTATAAGCCCTAATACACCATACTTGTTAGCTAATTCCTTAAAGCATACTTCCACATCATGCCCACTGACAAAACTTGTATTGTGATCTTCACATCTATTAGGTAATTCTCTTTTCACGCCAAATAGACTAACAAAGTAGCCATAATCCTGACCTACCTCTAAAAGATCTTGAGCCAGAGTTATTCCACCCTCTTTATTAATTATATTCGCAAATCGCCTAAACAAAAGTCTATCAAGTTCACTCATTTTACACCCCTTTTATTTATTATTACCTGCTTAATTATTTTCAATTCCTGCCCATTGTATGAGTAGTTTACCACTACCTTATATTCATTTACCATATCCGCACATCACTTACATCATCTTCTGCTTTTATTCTATCCAGCAGTTTTATCAATTCTTTTACTTCTACATACCCGATAGTTTTTCCTTTGCTATTTTGGATATACAAATCTGGTCTATCAATTGTAGCATATGTCATCAATTGAGCGGTGTACCTTTTCTTTTCTTGCCCTTTCACATTCACACTAAATAGTTTTGCCATTTTTATCCCCTTTAAATTTTTGTTTGCCTAACGAATAACTTACATTAATTACAACCAATCATATCGAAAATAAATGTTGTTTTCAATGCCCGTTATCATCGGGCAATCTGTCGTTTACCTGATGTATATCTTACACAAAATGAAACAAAATATACTAAGATTTTCTGTTATATTCCAGCAAAGAAAAAGGGCTAGGAATTACCCTAGCCCTTGTTTACCTTGCCCTGTATCGGGCTTTATTTACCATATATGCCCAACAAGAATTGTTTCTCGGCTATGCTCAATGTCATTCTCTCAATCGCCATTTTAGGGCTAAGTTTGTAACCGCTGGCGTATAACTCAAGTCTCTTAATCAGTGCTTTGTCGCTACGCTTTTTATTCTGTCTTTTGATACGGTGGATTCTCTTACTGTCCTTTTGTACCTGTATGTCGTGGACATACTCTGGTGTGGATTTGCTTGCTAACTTTTCTTGCTTGTTTACCTGGTAGAATCCCTGGTTGAATGCTTGCAATGCTACTTTGTCATCAGCCGACAATCCAATGTATGTTCCGTGATTGCCGAAAATCTCAGCATTGACCACATCATAGCAAGACCTGTCATAACCTACGCTAGACCCTAATTTGGTGTCATAGAAACGGATAGCACTGTACCTTGCTTTTGCTCTCCTAACGATTGTCTTTACTTCTCTTGCAGTAACATGATCACTCTCTATCATATCTATAATTGCCTTGGTAGCCATGCCCTGTTTGCTTACTCTTATCTCTCTCAAATACTCACTAGCCAACACATCTTGCTTGTTCATACTCATCAATCCTTTCAGTACAACTTGCTTTAATGCACCAAGTTAATAACAGGTTACCCAATTATGAGAGTTATATACCACAAAATACATTGATTAAATCTGTTGTGTTAGACATACTAGCATGTTCATTATTGAACATTCATTTATTGCTGGTGATAAGTAGTTTAGGTTTAGGGCATAGGCTGGGTGTTGGACACCACAATTCCATGCTGGGTTGAAAAAGCAAGGCAATTTATTGAGTACGCTACTATTGTAGGAAAAAACTAGGTAATGGACACACCTAAAAGTCTCAAGTGACACTTTGAACTAGTAGGTTACAAGGCAAACCACTTATCTTTAGCGATAAATAGTTTTCGTCGATGGACTTTGAGTGTTTTGGTGGTGTGATTGTGGGGTAGTACCCACTCATAAAATAATTTTTAAAAATAAATTTTTCCACAGCGCTATTGAAATTTTGATCAAACCACTTATTCCCAGTGATAAGAGGTTTGCCCCTTCATCAATTGTTTTGGGGATCCAGAAAAAGTTGACACTTATTAGAGAGAGCTTAAAAAGCATCATAAGGGTATATGATTTGGGCATCTACCCACGCATTTTGCGTATTTCTTGTATCTACAATGAAACCTATATGCCCACTAGATCTACCCTTTACAGGCTTTTTACCCACTTTCCTCCATCCATAAATGACCCCATATACCCACAACTTTTGAGGTTTTCAAAAACCCCTAAAATTGTTCAGTTTTATACAGTCATTTATTCCTGGACGTCAAAACCACTTATCGCCAGCGATATACTAAGTATAATGTATTAAGTATAAATAAATACTTAGTGTATAACCAGCAATAAGTAGTTTTAAACAACCAAAAAAAGGGCTATATACCCAGTAAGGAAAACAGAATGACAGAGATGTCCTCCCCGAAACTCTCAGACGAACAGAAATACGATGCTTTCGCCAGAGCAGTAGCAGCAGATCCCAAGAAGGCTGCTGGGAAGATCTGTCAAGAACTAGGTTATTGGAACACAGACCCATACAAACAAGCCTCCAGACTAAAGAAAATGCCCCAAATTCAAGAGTTAATAAGAAAGTATGAGGTAGATTACCAAACCTATCGTTCCGAGGCAGCCAAGGCGATCCTGGTGCCTCCTCAATCTCAAACACCAAAAGAAGAAACCATAGACTCTGTGTTTTCTACCGAAAACGTAGTCAAGGCACTTCAAGATCTGCAAGGTAAGCCCGACAAATTCATCAAGGCGTTCATGGATTACCAAAAAGGAAAGATCGACGAAGACTTAGGAGATTATGATGGACTTTCAATCGGAGATCTTATCTCTGAAACTGAAAAGAGAATTGATACAATTAGACAAACTTGCGAGGCACTTAGAGAATACTCTACTCAAGAAGAAATGTGAAAACAACCTCCTCCTATTCTGTTCGGAAGTTCTCGGATATGGAGACATGGTTGCCCCGATCCATATCGAAATTGCGAATGCAATTTCCGAGGACTTCCATAAAGGCTTGATCAAGATTCCTCGTGGACATTTGAAGACCTCACTAATTTCCGTTGGCTGGGTTTTGTGGATGTTGACCAAGAATCCAAACCTACGTTTTGGCATTGGTTCGGGTACGGAAGATTTGGCTAGTAAGATCCTGGAAGAAATTATTGAGCACATGGTTTCGAACAAGAAATTCATTGAGCTCTATGGTGAATGGGAGAATAAGAACACTTGGTCTAAAAAAGATGGTATCACCATTGCACCAAGAACCAAGATTATGAAAGACCGCACTGTTTCCGTTTTCTCGGTTGGCAAGGATCCAACAGGAAAGCATTTCGACATTATTATTTTGGACGATGTGGCAACTAGAGGAAACTCGAACAGCCCAATCCTGCGTGAAGGACAGTTCAAGCTTTACAAGGATTGTTTAAATCTTTTGGAGCCAGATGGTTCCATGTTAATGGTCGGGACGAATTGGCATTTTAATGATCTATACAATTTCATTTTAGCCAAATCCCAGACGGCACTTGATTTCACGATTGATGAACCATGTGCAAGAAATAAACGACTGGAAGAATTATTTCCTAAGACTTGGAAGAGGGATCCTAAAACTCTTCTGATGCAGGAAGATACCTATGTTCTATTCCCAGAAAAGTTTGACAAGCAATACTTTCTGGACATGCTGCAAAACGTGGGACTCTATGAGTTCTCCTGTCAGCAGATGAATCATCCGGTGTCTGAGAAAGACTCAGCATTTAGGATTGAAGATCTTAGATTTATTAAAAGAGCAGACATCAAAGACACTCTTTATTATGTGACATTGGTTGATCCAGCAGGAATTGATTCAACCTACTCAAGAGCAGATGATTGGGCAATTGTTACATTGGGAGTTAGCATGACAGGTGGTACAACTCTACCAAGAGTTTATATCATGGATGTCATTGCAAAATCAAAAATATCATCCAACGAGTTCTTAACAATGTTGGGTGATGCAGTTGCTAAATGGAACCCTGGAAAGATAGGGTTGGAAGTTAATTTCTGTAAGGCGTACATTAGTTTGATCAACCTCAATTTCCCACAGTGGGCAAGAAAGATTGTTCAGATCCATGCACCAACAACAGCCTCCAAAGCCCAGAGGGTAAGGAGTCTACAGCCATTTACAGAAAATGAAAAGTTCTACATTGTGCTGGATGACGGAATTGAAAAAGAAAGTTTAATCCCTGTTAATGGGGAGCTAATTTCTATTGGAGAAGGTAAGGCGAAATTAATTGATCAGATGGTTGACTATGGACACATGGAGCATGATGACGTTATCGATGCTGTTGCTAACATCTCTGTTATTTTAAAACCAAAGATGACAACAACTTCGGATAGAACTTTAAAAAGTACAGCATCATACACTCCAAAGTTTTCTAAGACAGGGTATTAAAGCGGAGTAGTGTAGGAGTAACACGTTGGGTTCATACCCCAAAGATCATAGGTGCAAGTCCTGTCTCCGCAACCAAAAGGAGTGATTGGCATGGATGAAGAAGAAAACAAAAGTATGACAACAGTACAGTTCCTAGAAATGCTACATGATCAAATGGAAACAATTGACAGAAGTTTAACCTATGCTGATGTTAAGTTCGTGTATGAAGGAAAGTTTGTCTACTATAGAATGAATATGAATTAAGGATTTACAATGGCTTTAGCATTTAATGATATGAGCTCCACACGCAGAACTGTTGGGATTACTCCTGAGTTCAACAGAGCATACTCCAGAACTTATGGCACCATAAGGTCTCGGATCAATGCTGGCACTTTTGATCCATTAGGGGATTGGAAGAAGATGACTTTTGACATGGAAGAAACTCGCAGGACAAATCTTGCAGCAGCAGAAGCAGGGTTAGCTGATGCTGAATATAAAAATGCAAAAGATAAAAAACGTGGTGGAGACGGAAACGATTGGGATCAAGAAATTTCGGATTATGAAGCACAGATAGAATATTACAAAAATGGGGGCTATGCAAAAGATGCCTCTGGTGCAGCTTATGACAAAGCAGGTTATTCATCAGCGGAGAGAGCAATGTTTGATGAAATGACTCAAGACTCTTCTACTAGAGATCCAGGAATACAGGTGTTTTAATGATTAATTTTAAAGACATGGGATTAGAAAAGTTTTCCAAAAACTATGAGAATATGAATCCTCACTTGTCGGAGTTGGCAAAAGAACTCTATAAGGAAAACCAAAAGCTTCCTGACAAAGACAGGTTATCAAATGCACAATTAGACTTAGAGGTACTGAACAACACAGCCAATGCCTTCACAGGGTTAGACCTGAAGAATAAAAATGAAGGTCTGGTAAAACAAGAGATATTGCTGCAAGAGATCCTGCATGATTTTAATCTAACTCAGCAAGAGGTTAAGGATTTAAAAGAAAAAGATTTAAAAGAAATATTTAACAAAGTTTTAAATGATGGTGCCACTAAGGCAACACAAGCAGTTCAGGATGTTCCTGAAAAAGTGGATGATCTAACAGAGAGTATTAGAAAAGAAGTTGAACATGCAATTGAGGTTAGTAAAGAGATGGCACTGAATGTTGGTAATGAACTTGGAGTAGTTGCTAATGCAGATGAATCTAGAGAGCTAACAGAGGAAGAGAAAGAAGCGATGTCTTTTGATAATGCTATGACTGCTGAGGAGTTCTTAGCTAAGAAAACTGAATCAGAAGACAAACCAGATGCTATTGAGATATTAAAAAGAATGTTTAGAAAAAATGCGGATCCAACTTTAAGAGATGGAGTCCTACAAGGGACTCTTAGAGGAGACAAGTAATGCAAACTGAAGAACAAAAAAAGAAAGCAGAGTTTATAGCAGGACTAAAGACATCTGCTGAGTCAACCTTCTCAGGTAGAAATGCAAGGTTTGCCAGATACTATGACATTTGGGAAGGCTGGAAATCAAATGGATTTAAAGCAACCCATGACCATGTAGTGGGTTCAGTGAGAACCACAACTTCAACAATTAATATGAAGGAAGTTTTCAAAGGTGTTGACACAGTGCTTAGTCAATTCGTTGAAATGATCTTCATGCGTGGCAATCCATTCAAAGTTGAAGGCAATGATGGAAAGATTGATGATGCCCAAGCAGGTGTCATTGAAAAGATGATCAAGATCTTCATTAACAAATCTCAGATGTATCGTGAGTATGTTGCACTATTGACTGAGTTAATGGTGTGTGGAATTGCTTTCTCAAAACTAACATGGAAGTATGAAGCTTATGAGAGAACAGTTTCAGAAGAAGTTGAAGACCTGGATGAGAATGGTGAAGTAGTTGGAACACACACTGAGAAGACAAAGAAAACAATTGTTAAGAAAGACTGTCCTCATTTAGAGTTCATTTCTTATAAGGATATTTTCTATTCTTCCAGAGCCAAGAACATTGAGAGCACTTGGGTGATCCATAGAACTTGGTCAACAATTGACAAACTAAAAGCAGCCAACAAGCAGTACCAGCTTAGGAACCAGACGAAAGAGAAGCTTTACAAGAACCTAGAAGAATTAGAAACCAAGTATGAGATTTCAAGGCAAGCTGATTTAGCTGAAGCAGACACTACTACTAAGAAAGCAAACCAAGGAATATCACTTGGCAATTCAACTGTAGACAATGTGTCGACAGAATATGTGGAAAAAGTTAACGCCAATGAATATGGTGAAATTGAAATCCTAGAATATTGGAATGACATTGCAACACAGGTGACAATGGTTGCTGGTGGTTGTGTTATCATTTATGATGAACAGAATCCATATGAACACATGGAGAAACCTTTCCAATGTGCAAACTTAATAATCAGACCTGGAGAAATTGAATCAAGAGGTTTGGTTGAGTTGTGTGAAGATGCAGACCAGTTGCTAAATACAGCAGTTAATGTACAGATTGACAATGATGCAATATCAAATAATATAATGGTCATTGCTGACCGTAGCACTGGGGTTAATGCAGATGAGTTAATTGCTCGCAAAGGTGGAGTGATCTGGGTTGACAACCAAGAAGGAAAACAGTTATCTCAGTTACTAACTCAGATTACGTTTTCAAAAGTTAACACATCAAATTTGGTGGACATTGCAATAAGAGAGATCCAAGATTTGACAGCCTCTAAGATCATGCAAGGTTCCTATGAGAGTGGAGCTGTAAGATCTAATGGGCAGACAAGAACAATTGCCAATTTAGGACAGAGCAAGATTCGTGGGAAAGTATTGACGTTTGAAGAAACCTGGCTACTTCCTTATATAAGGCAGTTCTACGGACTACTACAGCAATACATGACAGAAGCTCAGGTCTTGAAATATAACGGACAAGATGGTGTAACGGAATACATTGAAGTATCTCCTGAAGACATTGCACTTGACATTGACTTCATTCCTGTTGGTTCAAGAGCATTAGTTCAGCAGGAGCAATTGGCTCATCAGTTGACAAACTTCTTAACAGTTGCAGCAGGTGTTCCAAATGCAATCAACATGATCAACTTTAAATATTTGATTGAGAAGATATGGCAGCAGATGAGTGGGGAACATGACACCCATGAGTTATTCTTAACTGAAGAACAGATGGCGAACAACATGGCACAGCAAGCAATTCAGCAACAGTTGATCAATGATCCAACTGGGCAAGGGCAGGCACAAGCCATTTCTGAGAGTTCACAACCTAATCCGGCAGGAGGAGTTCAATGAATGTAGATCCAGTAGAGTTAGCAATTGAGTATCAAAAGCTAAGACAAAATTATGCTTTTAAATTGTTAATGAAACGTGTTGGACTATTAAAAACTTCTTCTTATGAAAAATTAAGAGAACAAGAGGATGTCACAGCTAGGGCAACCCTGCAAGTCTGTGACATGATTCTGAGGTACTTATCCTCGGAAATAAAATTTACGGAACAGGAGGCTAACAGAAAACTAAAAGATCATAAATAAAATTAAAGGAGAAAAAGTATGGCAGACCAAGACAACATACCAGAGAATAAGGGCACTGAAGAAGTAACCCCTGAAGCTGCTGCTGTGTCGAAAGAAAATGAACAGCCCGATGAGGCACCTGTTCAGAAATCGGAAGTTACTATCACCAAGGAGGAATATGAAGCCCTTGTCGCTAAAAACGAAAGATACCTTCAACAACTTCATGGAAAAGATAAGCTAATTGAAGATTTAAAGGCTACTAAGATTGCTGAGAGTTTAGTAAAACCTGTTAAGCCTGTGGAGGAAGATACCTATGAGTATGAACCAGAACCCCAGCCACAGCCAAGACAAGTGAAACATAATTCTGAACCTGATATGCAGACAAAGATCCTCGTTAAGAGTGCAATTTCAATGAACAAGAATAGCATGGCAGAGTCATTCTCGAATGATTCAGTGCTACCCTGGAGCAAAGAAGTTGCTGAAAAAGTTGAAGCGGAAATTCTTCGTCGGGATCCGTCAAGACTATCTGTTTTGGATGAAGAGAAATGGGAAACGACGTACCATTTACTTCGCTCAAAAGCTGCTAGTGATAAACTTGCAGATCAACAGAGGAGAGCTGAGTCAAAAGCTAAGGTTGATGCAGACAAACTAGCCAAGGTCATCATAGAGAAGGAGAAAGCGAAACAAGCACAGCCAATAGTGGAAGCTGTCCCAACCAAGAAAGTTGTAAACAACGATTTTGCAAAGGATAAGAAAACACTGTCATCTGAGCAACTGAAACGCAAGTATCCAGCTATTTATGAGCAAGCCATAATTGACAGACTATGGGGTAAATAAATAAAGGGAAATTAAAATGACAGATTATATTGTAAATTCTGACGGAACCGCAGAAAATGATATGTTCGGTTCTTTCCATGACAAATCCTTACTGGAAGTCTTGGAAAATAATTGCGTAATGAAACAATTCGCAATTAAGAAAATGATGACTGAGAAGAATGGCTTGACCATCACTTTTCATACCATCAATGCTTTTGAAGATGGTGAGATCCTCACATCTGAATATAATGATCCTGATGCTCTTGGTATCACTGCTGGATCTAAATCAGTTGACCTGATTCAGTTTGGTGGAAAGAAACAGATTAGTGATCTCTATTCTCGTGGAGCTATCATCAATATGATCGATCAGTTGCAAGTTCGCTTCGGTGAAGCTTCTGCTCGTACGATTGATAAATACATCCAGGGCACATTGTTCGGGACTGTTACAAGTATTGCTGATGCTCCGATCGCTGCTACTGTTGTAACTGCTTTGATCACTGGTAAATCAGTACAGAAGACCAAACTTCCTTTGATCTATCTGTCACAGACTTCTGCTGGTAATATCACTGAAGTTAAAACTAGCACAGCTTTCAATGCACTAACTGGTGCAATGCAGAATGTGTACAGCCGTTTAACTGTTGCTAAAGTTAGACACGTTGTTAGCAAATTTCAAGAAGACAACGTACTTCCGTACGATGATTCTTATGTTTGTGTTAGCAGACCTACTCAGATCAACATGTTGAGATCGGATCCTGACTATGTTGAATGGGCTCGTTACTCCAATGCTGACAAAATGTTTCGTGGTGAACAGACTGCAATCGAAGGTTGCCGTTTTGTTGCTTCTACAAACATTGTTGCCACAAAGACACCTGCTAAAATGGCTACTGCTTCTAAGAAAACTTCTCTGAATATTTTCTTAGGCAAGAACTGTTTTGCTGTTAGTGAATTTGAAGGTGATACTGGTATCAGTGCTAAAGTAGTTCCTTTTTCTGCAATTGACCATGCTCATGCTTTAGGCAGAGTTGCAACTGTAGGATGGGTTTACACAGGTGCTGCTATCGTTCTTGATCAGAACCAAGGTCTCGGTGTAATCACTGTAGATGCTGCTTAATATAGTTTAAGCGTACTAGTGTCCTGGGCTAGAGACACAAGGGGAGGTGCACCTCCCCTGCCCACCTAAACACAAGGAGAAATATTGTATGATGAATTTGTTTATTGTACCTACTATGTCACATGGAAGTGCTTGGTATCGTCTTTTTAGTTATGGTGTAAAGATGAAACAACTTGGATTGATCCAAGATGTGTACAATACAGAAATTACATTTGATCAACAGAAGTTAAAAGGGAGTTTTGATGCACTGATGTCTGATAAAGAGTTCAGAATGGAACTCCAAAGTCAGCTCCAGTTTCTCTTCAAAGAGAGAGGAACAAAGCCAGTGATCATGCAAATGACTTACACAGAATGGGGACTTGCTTTTGTTAAGTTCTGCCATCATTTTGGTGTTCCAGTGATCACAGAGATTGATGATGATATATATCATATCCCAGGAACAAATGCAGCTTATAAAACATATATTGAGAACCCAAAGATCAGAGCAATTGTTGAAGAGCAATTGTATCTTTCTGATGCAGTATTTGTTTCAACTCAAACTCTTAAAACAGTTTATGAAAAGTTTAATCGTAGAATATATGTAGTTCCAAATGGAATTGATTTTGACAAGTGGATCCATGAAACAGACCACTCAAAGAAAGAAACTATAACCATTGGATTCTCAGGAGCTCATGGTCACAAAGAAGACCTTGAGTTAGTGAAACCTGCCCTGTTGGAGATCCTAGCGAAGTATCCCAACGTGCAGTTAAAGTTCATTGGTGATTCTTTCCTGGATGAGTTAAAAGGTGACAGAGTTGAATTTATAAATAAGTTCGTGCCAATTGAAGAATATCCAAAGTATAGAGCAGGATACAATTTTGACATTGAGATTGCTCCACTGACTGACAGCTATTTCAGCAGAGGAAAATCCAATCTAAGGTACTTGGAAGCATCAGCTACTAAGACACCATTGGTTGCATCCAATGTTGAGCCTTACAAGAACACGAAAGCATTGTTGTGCAGTAGCACAGAAGAATGGGTTAAGAACCTATCATTGCTAATTGAAGACTATGACCTCAGACGCAAGATTGGTGAAGAATCTTATGAGGATGTAAAAAAGAGATTCTCTATGAATCGTTTAGCAAAGTATTATTTTAGATTGCTAAAAAGAGTAAATAAATATGCTGAAGGGAGCATACAACGTGTCAAAGAGCGTAACAACATTCAGAAGCGAAATCCAGAGGAAACTAAACGACTCAACCTCAACTACTAGTGATTTGATCCTTGACTTTTTAAATGATAGAGTCCAGGAGATCCAAGATAGTTTTGTTTGGAATGAATTAAACTATATTAAGGGGATCACTCTAGTATCAGGTCAAACCAAATACACCTTATCCGGTGACACCAATGTTAGACTGTCCAACCTAAAGAAAATGTATAAAGGAAGTTCTGCTGGAAGGATAGATTTCCTTTCCCTACACAGATACTTAGACATTGTGGAGCAGATTGGAACCAGCTCTGGGGATCCAACGACATACGTTCCAATCAATGAAACAGATTTTTATGTGTATCCAACACCAATTGCAGATGTTGAAGTCACTGGTTACTTCCAGAAGAAACTAGTTGCTTTCACTTCAGCTGGAACAATTCCATTTGATGATGAAGTTGTTTTGGCTCTAAAGTATGGTGTGTTAGCTGATTGTTTAAGAGATAGATCAGATGATGAGTCAAACACCTATGAAGTTAAATATCAGAGGCAATTAAAAGCTGCTAAGTCTAGCAGAAGGATGCACGATACATCAAGGACTACACTAAGATCGGAGTAAGTAAATGGGATCTCAAAATAATAATGTCATAAAGTCTTACACGAACAATGCTGGTGGTCTGAATCTTGCAATTTCAAGAACACAGGCAAACAGCAATGATGCCACTGTGAGTTTTGATGTATTCTACAAGAGTTATGGAAGCTTTGGATCCATCAATAAAAGATCTGGGAAAAAACTATTCAAGGCAAATGCTGAAGCAAATGCTGCAAATCATTTCACCCAGTTCACCATTGGAACTACCAACTATACACAAGTTGTGGATGACACAGGAACAATTAAGAGTATTAACTTAACAGGTGGGATAACTGGTGCCACAGTGGGAACAGTTGATCTTTCTTGGAAACCAACATATTCCACATTAGGTGGGAAATGCTATCGTGGTGCTAAGAGAACTTCCACCGAGATCACAAATTGTGAGACCACAGCAAACTTTGCGACAATTTATGCAACCTCTGCGGACAATGTATCTCCAGCCTACAATCAGTTAGTAGCCAGACTGACATCTGATGCTGACTATTATACAGTAGGCTCTCGTTCGGTCAAGGTTGAAGGAATCACTGCACAGGCATTAACAGGAGAAGGTCTATACAAATTTGGTATTAGCTATACTCCAGCATCTCCAATGGATTTGACTAACATGGCTCTGTGGTATGATGTACTATATGGTCAGCTTGGTGCAGCCAACTTAGCGTACCAATCAGTGTCAATGGAGACAACACTATATTCTGGATCAACATATCATAGCTATAAGACCTATGAAGATGTATCTGATAATGGTAGGGATTTTGAGTATGACTACTGGATGACTAGAACAGTTAATCCAGCTACTAGAGAAGCCCTTGCAACATCTGGAACATTCCAGATTACAGCAGCCACAAGAATTAAAATAGAGATATTCATAGACAGTCCAACAGGAACTAAACCAGCCTTCTATTTGGATGATATTAAAGCTGTTGACACTAGAACTGGTCTTTCAACAGCAATTGACAACTCAGGTTGGACAATGGTTGAGGATCCTTACTACCCAGAAGAGAGCAGATACCTAGCCAACTATGATGGTAGACTATTCATTCTGGACAAGAATAACTTCTATTACTCAGCAGTGGGTGATGGGAGTGAATGGACTGATGACTCTTCCTCAGCAGGAATTGATGATGGGGATGGAGATAGCATTAGAGGAGCTAAAGTTCTTGGAAAGCAATTGATTGCCTACAAGAAAGGCTCCATTCATAGAATTAAATATACAGGGGATGATGTAATCCCATATCGTAGAGAAGCAATATATAGTGAGGGGAGTAAATTAGATGGGGTTGGTCTTTCTAATAATGATACTCTTTGTAATGTGGCTCTTGGTAGTGAGGAAGGCTTAAATGCCAATACATACCATGTTTTTCTTGGAAGCGATAGAAAGATCTATGCTCTTGGAGAAACTGGATCAGCCATTTCAATTGGCAAGAGAGTTAATTCAAGACTTGCTGCTCTAACAGACACAGATCTTACCTATTGCTTTGCAGTCTATGAACCAAAGAACAAGTTATACAAACTATACTATCCAACAACAGGTCAAACAACCTGTGCTAATTGTTTAGTATATTGTGTTGAGAGTAAAGCATGGACAGAATTTAGACAGGGTAGTATTAATACTTCCTATGTGCTAACAGATGGCATAACAACATATGAGATAATGGGTGGAAATGATAAGTATTTATACAACATGTATAGAGAAACGTCATTATCTATAAATGACTATTATGATGCCGTTGGTGGTGGAACATCTTTGGCTATTTCTGGGGAGTGGAAATCAGTGTACAGTGCCTATGGTAACCCCAGGAGATCCAAGCAGATGGTTGACACAGAGATTGTCGTAGAAACACCTGCCACCTCTGGTGGAACTAAAGTTGATTGTCCAATCACTGTCAAACTGTACAATGAATTGGGAACAACAACCAGTGCTGTCATAAACACACTGTCAACTGAACCAGAGACAACAACCTCCATACTGAACAAATTGTATGGGCGTTATTTGTCAACAGAGTTCACGAACAAACAAATTAATCAGAGCATGGCTGTTCTATACTGGACAGCTAGAGTGAAACAAACAAGGGGATTGAAATAAATGAATCCATTTGAACCAGAACAGGAAGGATTAGCTCCACAAGACTATGGCACACAAGTCAATAGTCACACAGAGAGCATTAGTGACATTGAGTGGTCACTGAATCGTCTAAAGGATAGGTATGCCTCTCTCCTCCTTACTGTTGATGGTTTGCAGCAAATTCAAGATAACTCGCCTGAGATCTCTCAGGCAGTTACTCAAGTAAATGATTTTGTCAGAGGACAGGCAATTTATTATAACCCTGACACTGCAAAATATGAGAAATCAAAAGCTGACACTGAAGCCACAGCCGAGTGCTGTGGCATTGTCACTAGTGCTGCTGCTGACATATTCACAGTTGCAACTAGTGGTGCAATTGATCTCTCTGATCTTGGTCTGATCAATGGTTACATCTACTATGTTAGTCCAACCACAGCAGGTGGATTGACTTTGACAAAACCATTGACGGAAGGTCATGTTCAGAAGCCAATTCTATTGGCTCTAAAGGATGGCATGGCTGAAGTTGTCAACATGCGTGGATTAGTTGTTGAACAAATGATTGATCAACATGTCGACACAGACAGTGATGTTGAGCACGCTTCTTTGATCCTAACAGATCTTACTGCATCAACTGCCTTGGTTAGCAGTGCAACTAAAGAAATCACATCAAGTGCAACCACAGCAACAGAGTTGGGATATGTTCATGATGTGACCAGTCCAATTCAAACACAATTAAATGCACTAACAACTTATAATACTTTACTGGGAACTATAACAAGTGAACCAACTGGGTTCTCTGGTGCTCCAGTAGTTACTTATGATGCTGCAACCCAAAAGGTCACATTATCTGGAACCTATGCAGCATATTTAAAGGGTGTAGTGGTTGCTGCTTTGACAGGAACAGTTGAGAGCACAGCACACACTAATACAACAGGTCATACCTATTTTCTAAGCCATAATGGAACATCTTTTGTTTGGGCAACTGATGGGCTCCCAGGATATGACACAATTCTAATTGCAATTGTTAGTTATGGAGCAACACATAAGTTTGGGTTAAGAGAGTGTCATGGTTTCATGCCACATACTGTCCATAATGTTTTACATAACACAATTGGAACATACAAGGTTAGTGGTGGTGCTGTCGCAGGAATCACACTTGGTAGTGTAACAGCAGCAGAGCGTAGACCTTCCATATCTGAGTGTATAATCATGGATGAGGACTGCTCAACAACCAATGTGGTTCAAGCAGACAATGCTACAACCAATGCACATTTCTTTAATTCAGGAACAGCAGCAGAGTTTGCAGTTGATCAAACAGAGATTGTGCCATTGACAGGAGCACAGCCAGCTTATAATAGTTTTAGCACCCCAAACTGGGGGCAGACAGGGATGCCAGCAAATAGTTTGGCAACTGTTTGGTTGATGGAGTTACCTGTAGCAGCAGGTGCAACAAATCAGAAGTATAGACACGTTTGGATTCAGCCTCAGTGGGTGACACAAGCACAAAATTCTTCATCAGGTTCTTTATTAACTGCTCAGAGTGCAGAGGAAGCTAGACTCCCATCAGAATTAAATTTGACAACATTGTCAGCATTAATTCCTGAGTTTGTTTTAATTGCAAGATTGACCATTCAATATACAGGTGGTGATTGGTCAATTGTTAAGAATCAAGTCCTGACAGGTTCAAGATACTCTCAGGTTGCAACATTAGCCACTGGTAATTACTTAGCCTCAGTGACAACAGACACAACAATGACAGGTGCAGGAACAGTTGCTAGTCCACTGACAGTGACACAGAGTTATGTGTTAAATACTGGTAATGAAACAGTAGCAGGAATCAAGACATTTAGTTCTTTTCCTGTGACACCTAGTGAAGCACCAACAACTGACTATCAGGTTGCCAACAAAAAGTATGTTGATGACAATGGTGTTGATGACAGTGGATTCGTGCACACAACTGGTGATGAATCAATCGCTGGAAATAAGACCTTCACTGGAACAGTGTTCTTTGAAACTGCTACAGAATCTATTATTGGGGAGTCATGGATATAATGGACATTAAAAAATATTCAAACCAAACGAAGAGAGATGTTGCTAAACACATTTGGGATAAAGGGCTAGAATCCGAGGTCTTTAGTAAAAGGTTTGTGATGGAGTCTTTAGATATATATTTAGCCAATAAGAGATTAAGGACTCCTGAAGAACTTGAACAAGACAAGATAGATCAAGATAAATTTGAGAGGATGTCAAATGGCAGCTATTACACAGAATGAACTAGTAGCAGCAATCTATAAAAAATTGCAAGCCACTAAAAGCACTATTAACCTTACTGACTTTACTCTAGTTGATAATCCAGCATTAGAAGCAACAGCAGCAGCCTTTCCTAATGGTAGAACCGAAAAGTTTTTTGACCTTGATGGCTCTACAATGGCATACACCTTTGATGGTTCATCAATTAATATGAGTAATCACATCATACATTGTTGGATCAGACCAGACTTTGCACAGAATGTGGCAGCAGATCCAATGGTATGCAGTGGTTATACAATAGCAACAGCTAGAGGGGTACAATTCTATCTCAGTAAGGCACAAGACGATTGGTCATTTGATCAATACTCAACAGGATCAGCAGGACAGTTACAGAGTGCAGACACAACTTTTGCTGTTAATAATGTGATACATCTTGCTGTTCTATGCTCCAACTCAGGTATTGATGGAGGGGTAAAACAAGCCCTATATATCAATGGTGTACTTGCAGCCTCAAACAATACCACTATAGGAGCTGGTGTTTGGTCTTCTACAAGTGCTGTTGGTAAGAATAATGCAGCAGCAGCAGACTGGTTTGATGGTGGTGTTTTTGATTTTGCTCTTTTAGACTATGATGAATTAGCAGCATCTCATACGGATGCTGAAATTATTGCTGCTTTATATCAGAACACACTTGGAACTGGTTACTCACATTTATTTATATCTGAGGTTGCCACCCAATCTGCTGCTAATGGATTAACAATAAATGCTAATAAGCTAAGAATTTATACCAATACAGCAGCCACACCAGAACTAGCTATGTCTATAGATACTAATAAAACAGTAACTTTTGAGGCTATGCCTAAAACACCTATTTCATGGATGAGAAGATCAAATGGGGTAACAAGAGGATCAACTAATGCATCTGTAATTATCTATGGGACTGCTAATGAGTCTGCTGGATCAGATATAACTTATGTAAATTCTGCTACTCTTGGTGATAGTTTTCTAATTAATACTTCAGGTGTATACTCTATCTCACTAGTAGCGTGGTACAATGTTGTACCACAAGTTAAGTTTATAGAAATACATGTGGATACTAGCATAAATAATGACAATTCAGGAGTAGAAACTATGTCTGCCTCTTATGTACCAGCTACAGGGTATGGAGGAGGGATATCATGGGTAGGTTATATACAGGCAGGGAAACGTATATGGGGGTATTGCTCAGGGGCAAACCTAGCAGGAGCTTATCTAAATCAAATAACAATATGCAGAGTAAGTTAAAGGAAATTAAATGACAAACTATTCACACATTAAATTGTCGGATCATTTCTATCCGCAATCCACATACCCACCTGGTCTAGTTGCCTACTATAAGGGAACTGAACTTTCAGGGGCACTGATTGATACATTAGGAAACTTTGATTTGCCAATTATTGGATCAGGTACAGTGGGAGGAGATGGAATAACAAGAGGAACATTTTGTGGTAATAATACTACAGATAATCCTAACCCCTCAGCATTTGGTTTATTAGACTCTACAAAAAGTTTAGCACTACTAGATACTAATGTACACACTTCTTTTATGTATGAGGTAGTTGTAACTGTACCAACTATACCAAATATTTTATATTCTGAAGTTCTTCTGAGATTACCAAGGGCATTATATCTAACAATGACCTATTGGACAGCAGTAAATTTTTGTTTTAGTTTTAATAAGTCTTCAGGTTATACGCCAGTAATACCAGCAACAGCAAATCTTACAACAGGAACTTATTATGTTACTATTGTATGTTTGGGAACAGGTACTAATGAATTGGCTGTCTATATAAATAAGACACAAAGTTACTTGGGAACTTTTGTAGCCAGTACGAATGACTTAAATTGTTTGTCAATTGGTGATGCTTATGCTAGTTCATCACCAAACAAGCCTACTTTAGGTATTTATGATGCTAGAATAAAAGAGATTGCAATTCATAATTCAATTGCTTCATTTGAGGCAGCGGAAGCATTAATGGCAAAGAGAATGACAACAGCGGATGCTTCAGCAATAATTAGTTATCCAGTTTAAGAAAAGAAAGAGGAGAAAGACAATGGGAGACATAATATCTGCAATAATAGGGTTAGGTTCTAATGCTATTAATAGCACAAAGAATTATGAGGATGCTAGAAAGAAGCAGGGGGAGTATGATGACTTCATTGATAAGAAGGATCAGATGCTTGCCAAATACAAAGCCCTATTTGCTGATGCATTATCAGGGAAAGCAACTGATGCTGATCTTCTTGCCTTGCAACAGATGAAGAACAGCACTCTTGATCAAGGAACCAAAGCCACCAATAGGCTTAATCAATCTGCCAGCAGAGCAGGGATTAGTGCCACTGGTGGAAGAAATGGTGGAATAGTTGGTTCAGCACAGGGTGGGATCCAAAAAGCTCTCAATGAGATCTATGGTGCCCAGGATGCAAATCTCCTTTCAACTGTTCAGAATCGCAAGGATGTTGCAAATAGAGGTTTGATGGAACTTGATGCCAGCTATGACCAGCAAGAAGCTGCCTATGAAGGTCAGTACAATGCTGCAAAAGGTGCTCTTGATGCAAGCCAAGCAACTGGGAATATTATGGGGATCATGCAAGGTCTTGGGATTGTTTTACCAATGGCTCAAGGGATCTTTACAGACATTTCAAAGGCTTCTGGGCAGGATCCAACCTTGCTTGGTCAGAGCATAAAGACAATCAGTGATGCAGTTGGGGGTACGATTGACACAGTTCTACCTGCGATGAAATCAATGGCTAGTCAGATGAATGAAAAAGAATTTAACAAAGCATTTAGCGAATATGGGATAACAGCCGACATGTTCACACCACTTGGAATAATTGAGACTGAACCTGTGGGAAATAACCGGATGGGCTATAGGAAGCCAATCTATGAGCTCAAGGTTAATCCAGTGACAGGCAAGAAAGAAAGAGTTCTTACAGGATATGAAAAGATTGCTGGAACTTCTGATGCTGAAATTGAAGCAATTAAACAAACCTCAAAGAGTGTTAATTCCACAGGAATTGCAGCTTTCAAGGCATTGCCGGATAACACAAAGAACAAATTAATAAGAGATGCAAAGAAAGTAATTCAAGGAGCAGCTAAGGCTGGTGGAAGAGCATTGGATGAATACCAGCTAAATCAGTTAGCCTATGAGTATGTACTGGAACAATTAGCGAAGCAATAGTTAGGGAGTATTAAATGTCAAATCTTGACGAAAAATGGATGGCTAGAATTATGGAAAGCAGCACTCCAACTGATCCCACAAAGAAAGCAAACCCCACTGGGAAGGTAAAAGAAGCCCTCAGTGGTGTTGACTTTGAAAAGGGTTTAGAAGTGACTGCCAAAATAGTTGAGGACATGGTTTGGACTAAGACTATCAAACCAATAGTAGATCTGTCCTTCCTTGCAGCCCAGGGTGTTAAGACCACCTATGACATTGGTGCAGACCCAGAGAGAACCTACAAAGAGTCAATGACTCAATTTGGGAAATCCTCTGAAGCTTATTTGGGTGAACAAGCTGTTCAGATTAAAAAGCTCAATGATGAATTTGCCAAAGCAAGACAGCCCTACAAAGAACAGTTTGAGAAAAAACAGATCTCTTTGCAAGAATACATTGCCAAGGATCTTGAAGTCTCCAAGAAGTATGGGGAGAAACTAATTGAGATCTCCGCTGTGCAAGGGACTATCACAGGGGTAGAAGTAGCTGCCACCCTAATTGCCACCAAAGCATTTGGTGGGGTTCCGGCAATGGTTGGCTATGGTGCATACAATGTTGGAAAAGTAATGATGAACAAGAATCTTACTCCAGAAGAGAAACTGATCCAAGGATCTGGCTCTGCTGGTTCTGCCTTGATCTGGGCTGGTCTATTCAATCTAGGTCAGAGTGCTGTCACCCTTGAGAAATCAGGGAAAGTGGCTTTGGACTCCACCAAGTTGAAGAATCTCCAAGCTGCAAGATCAAATGGCACAATTACCGAGCTAGACAATTATATGTTAGGCACTTTGGAAAAGTATGCTAATTCGCAGGGTGTGAAAGTAGAGAAACTTGCCGGAAAGAAATTAGATCTAAATGAAATTAACAAGTTAGTTCCTGATGAAGTAATTCAGAGAGGGAATTTTGAAGTATTAAAAGATATGAAAACGAAGTCTATCAGTAGACTGATCAATAAGAGTGAAGTTAAACCAACAGATACACAAGAAGAAATACTAAAGAAAATAACAGCATCCAACAAGTTGTTGAAGACAGAGAAAGCTAGATTTTCAGATGAAGATCTACAATTAATTGCAAAGGGAATTGAAGCGGATCCCAAGTTTAGACTCCAGAAGGCTGTGGGGGATCTTGATGCCTCTTTGGACAACCCTTCAGTGTATGGGAAATCCTTAATGAAGGAAGGCACTCCTGCCAAATTATTTGATGAAGCTTTGACATCTCCAATGTCATTCTGGATTAAATTGGATGGCAAGGGAAACCCTGCCAAGCTTGCCTTGGATGGAAAACAGACAGGTGGGTTCTATAATACCATTGGTCGAGCAACAATTGATGCTGAGAACAGAAGTGGTCAGGCAATTAGAGCCTCTGAGGACTACACCAAAGGCATTGCAGACTTTATTAAGAGAAGTAAGTCTCCTGCAAAGGTGTCCATTCAAGACACAACCATGAACAAGGAGCAGGTGCTAAAGGCTTTATTGCTATATACCGACCCAAGAAACAAAATGGTAGGCAGAAGCATGAATGTCTATCTAGGTAATGGCAAGACAATAACATTGTCTAGTAAAGAGCTACAGAGCCTAGCCAAACAATACCCTGAGTTGCAAGAGACAGCGAGCACACTAGCACAGAAGAACTCAGTAATTGGTAGAATGGTCAGCAAGGCTGACCTTGAGAAGACAGGGAAGCCTGTGGTCTTGGCAGATGAATATTTAGTCAAGAGAGAGTTTGTTTCCAAAGGTAGCAAGAGATCTTATGCTGCACAGAAGCTAGATTCTCTGAAAGATGAATTGGAAGAAATTAAAACAGGTAGCAAGAAGATCTTAACTCCAGGAACCTTGAAAAAGGCAGCGGATGAGATCCCTGACACTGCTGTATTTGACCTTAGCAAAGGTTTGATCAGAACTATAAGATCACATGATGAAGATGTTGCTGCCTATATTAAAGCAGCTCCAACGATTCCTGTGTATAAGAACATTGTTGCCTTAAAGGAAAGATTGGTATCAAAGTTTGGGGATGCTGGCTACCAGAGAATCATTGCCAACATGGATAAGTCATTCTTGACCCCAGAACTAGCAGGATTTGCCTCTGACAAAGGTTTGACCAACATTGCAAACAAAGTGACCTCTAACATAATTGGATCTAAATTGGGTAATAAACCCATCAAATTAGGCTTAATTCAGGTAACACAGCTATCACCAATTGCCAATGTCACTGGGTGGAAGAACACCATTGGTGCACTGAGACAACTGGAGAAACAGCCTGAGCTCTTGTCATACATCATGGCAAAGAGCAAAGTGTTCAACAACAGATATAATAGTGTTGGCTTGGAAGACTACTTGAATAGTAGCTTTGGAAGTGAAGCCCTTAAAAATGCCAAGAGGATCCCATTGATTGGAATGCAAGCAATGGATAAGAACATGGCTGCAATCTCCTGGCTTTCTGCAAAGAATAAGGCACTTCAAATTAAAGGCATGACAGTCAAAGGGGCTGAAGCAATTGCTGATGATGTCCTTTTGATGACACAGCCACAAACAATGGTTGCAACAAGATCTGCGATGGAGACAACCCCAGTCTTAAAATATGCAATGCTCTTCAAAACACAGCAGAAGCAGATGTTAGATAGAACAGTGGAAAGTTTGAGTGCAATGAGAAATGCACCAAAGGGACAGAAGCTCAAGTTCATCAAGGAAACAGGGAAGGATGTCTTCTACAACCAGACACTTCCGGCAGTCATTGCAACAGCAATTGATTCAATGTTCATCTCTGGTGCAGTTAGAAATGAAGATGACCCAGTTGGATATGAAGAACAGTTGATCAGACAGACCAAGCAATCCTCTCTAGGAACAATCCCTGTCCTTGGTGACATCCTGTATGCCATGTCAGAGGATGGAAGAAGTTCCAAGTATGAATTAGACAACCCATTGCTTAGAGCCATCTCGGACATAGTTGATGCAATGGACAAGTCAGGGAAGTCATTGACAGAGTTTGTGCAGGGTGATGGTGAATTAGAGACTGCTCTAGTTGATCTTACAAAGATCACAGCACAGTTAATTTCAGCCTCCGTTGGTGGAAACATTAACCCTCTAATTGATCCAGCAGCAGCCCTGACAGATGTAAGGTTAGGGGAACAGACAGCAGAATGGTCTAGGATCCTGGGGATCAAGCCAAATGCCAAAGACAGAAAAAATGAAGCAGTTTCAGATGATCCAGTAGTCAATGCTTTAAGAATGTATTAGGAGTAGTAACATGCCAAAGAAAATGGAAGACCACTTGCAAGAATTCACAAGGAAAGTATTGGCAACAGTCATGGCTGCTCTAGTGATCACAATGCTGACCTCCCTCTTTGCAGGACTAGTCATAGTTCCTCAAAGGGTGGAGGCTTTAGAAGCCAAAGTCTGTCAAAATACAGAGGACATCAAATATCTACAGGAGGATACCAATGCAAAGATCACCAAAATCTATGAGTTGCTTATCACCCAAAAGCACTAGTTATGCCTCCAGAAAGTTCATAGTAACCCTCATTGGGATGGGTTTGATAGCCCTTCTAGGGCTTTTTGGAGTGAGTGATTCAGGCACTTTAGCCGGATCCATAGCAGTTTTGGCTTCTGCCTACATTGCAGGGAACTCTTTAACAAAAGGTGCATAATAAAAAAGCCCAGGTTTTAATGCCTGGGCTTTGTTGTTTGTATCATTTAAAAGGGACTACATTGTTTGCCACAATCTTGACTAATGCCTCTGCAAAGTCTTCAATCTTTTGCTGGTAGAAGAAAGTTGAAACTCTCTCACCAACCACAAATCCAATGATCCCTGCCAATATTAAATCAATCATAGAGCAAACTCCTTAGCATAATAGTATAGCTGTATAAAGCCAAATAGTTTAAGTGTGACTATAATACAGGTTGTTTGGGTAGCCTCATCCCATCCAATATATTTATTTATAGTAATCATTTATATCACATCCATATAATTAAATTCTGTGTTGTGGTGTGTATGATCCCAAGTAGTTACATATTCATACATATCTTTATACACTTGATGAGCAACAAATACCTTTGTTGGTATCTTAGTAATCCACCATTCTGAATCCCATCTTTTATCTGATGTATACATTTCTGAAGTTATACATGAGAGTTTTTTAATGTGATCTGTGGTTGACCACCAAAAGTTTCCAGAATAATGCCTTTGAATATTTCTTGAGTCATTTGTTTTAAACCAGGCTACACCATAAGTATCAAAACCATTCTCCAGTACCTTTACCGCATCTTTCCAGTTCTTGATACAGTAATACTGCATGTACTCTCTCCAAGAGTCACACTGTTTAGTGCCTCTGGTTATTCCCTTGGTATGAAAGTATAATACATAACCATCATTAGTATCTGAGTATTCTTTTAATAATCTTAGAGTATCTGCCTCAGATTTTGCTTCACTTGCCTTATGTCTTAATAATGTAATGTTTCCTTTATTCAGGACAGGAACATCAGGAGCATCTCCAAATATATTAATAGTTACTCTATCTGCTTTAAAGAGCAGTAGTGAATCTGATAGAGCAGCAATCTGTGACATGTATGTATCATAGTCATATGCTGGATGGATTCCTGGAAGATAGGCATGATAAAAGACTGCAACAGGCTTCACTCCAATTCCTCCTTCAATGTCTTTAGGATTCTCTTAAATTTAGCATTGTGATAGGAGCTCTGGAATCCTGGGCTCTTTCCCATCACCTCAATCAAGAAGTGTGTGAGCTCATGCAAGAAGGTGTCCTTTGAGTCCTCATTGTCTGCAATGTAGATCTCATACCGATTCTCATTCCGCTTCACCATGAAGAGACCCTGTGCTTTATTTTTCACCAGCTTTGGGTGCTTTGGACATACAACTTTAATGTCGAGTCTGACGTGTGGTATTAACATAAGGTTTAATTGCCTCCAATAACAGGTTTTCTTCCAGCTCTGCACTGTACTTATTTAAGATATAATAGCTTTTAATAGGGCTTAACTCTGTCAGATAGGGATTATTAATTGCCCTATTCAATTTTATAAGTAAAGAACTAAGATCATCACTTTCACAAGGATAACAATAGTTACCATCCATGTAGTCTTTACCACCACCACCATCGTATCCAACAACCATACAACCACATGCCATTGCCTCAGCAGGAGGTCTTGGGCACCCTTCCTTCAAACCTAGCTGGAGGAAGATTTTTGATTTTCTCAGTGTGTTTGCAACCTCTAAATCTGATCCCTCTAGCTGAACAAGTTTCCATGAGGATCCTAAGAGGTGCTTTCTAACAACCTCCAAGGTTACAGTGTTCTTAATACCAAAGAAGGAGATAATATTTTCTTTTGCTATAAGAGGATCATAGAAGTAAATGTCTTTTGGTAGGCTCCAATTCACAACTGTCACTGGAATCCCTGGGAATTTAGCTCTGATCAACTTTGCATTATGATGAGATATTGCCATGATCCCTTTGCATGTATGGTCAATTGATTTTGACAAATAATAATTCTGGTTGAATATTATTCTGTCTCTCCCAGGAAACACTGAAGGTGAATATACCTCTGGAGTTATTAGTAGATTATTATCATCTAAAGAGTAGACAACTTTAGTTGTGTTCTTAAACCAAGTGACCTTGAATCCTACAGTCTCATGTAAGACTGCTGCCTCAATGCCATTCCTATTAAGTATGTCCACATGATTATAGATGATCCTGATGCCACCAATGAACTCATTGGTGGATGGACATAAATAACAAATCATAGTCTAAACCCCACTCCAAAAGTTAATTGAATATCTGGTATATAACTATAAGGACTGACCACGCCAAGCAAAACAGCAACACTTGGTCTGATGGAGTACCCAAAAATAAAACCTGCACCCCTAGAGAAAATGCCAATGCCACCGCTAAGATCACCGACATTAACAAGATCATACGCAATACCTGGACAAAATTCTTGATCCAGATAATTGTAACAGAACTGAAATTTTCCCAAGTCATTCTTGATCACCCCATCATACTTCATTACCCCAACTAGCTGTTCCCCTTTTTTGATATCTCTTGTAGCCTTAACTCCCAAAGCTGTTGGAAGTATTCGTTTATCACCTCGGTTGTTAATCGAGACGATTTGGATTCCTGCTGGCGTAGATATGTTGACTCCTTCAACAGTCGAGTGGGTAGTGAGTACGGAAGTGTTGCGAATGGGTTGTTGGGATATTCCTTTTCCCAAAATTCTTTCTTTGACATACAATGCTCCAATCAATAGTAGGGCACAAATAATTGCAATAAAAACTGGTTTGTATTTAGTCATGTAATATTTCTCTATCACCAAAGAATCTAAAATATAACTGTCTTGGGTAGCCAAATCCAAAACTAATTTTTAGTTTGTGGTCACTATATAGGTCACCCCAGGGTCTAACTCTACCTCCTAGAATACTGACTAGAGTATCAGACTTCACTATAACAATACTCAGATAATACTTATTGAGTATCTCTATTCTAAAATTCATTGTATAACCTCATATTTATCTGGGATGACAGCCTCAAACTCAAACTCCTCATCTGACAACTTGTCACCAAAGGAATCAAGGGAGAACACTTTGGTTCCCCCATGTGATCCATTTGAATAGTCAGTTCTTCCCTTTCTCTCAGGGAAAGTTACCAGAGGCTCAACACCATAGAGCTCTACCAGGAGTTTATCATACTTGGTATACTGACTAGTCTGGAGCAGAAACAGTAATTCTTCTTCTAAGGACTCTTGACTTCTATTCAGCTTTTTTCTCTGTACCATTATCATCACTAGCCCCCTTCTTTGCTTTCTCTATTTTGGCTTTGATTCTCTCCATCTTGGCTGGTTCCTCATCAATTGCTGTTTTCAGGTAGAAGTTCAAGACCTCTTTGGAACTTCTAGCAACTAAGAAGAACTCCCTATCTGCTTTTGCTTGTTCCTCACTCTTATGGTTCTCAATAATATACTTGATCTGTTTCACAACTTCCTTTGCAACTTTGTGCAGGAAAGCTGGATGATAGTCACCAGAACCAATGTTATAGGCTCCATGAATACTAATGTTTGCATTGACAACTTCCTTACCCATCACAATCATTTGAGTTGAGAGAAGATCCTCTGTGCTAAATGTTGGGATTTGTAGGAATATGTCAATCTCATCTGCAATCTGTTCCACTGGATAGTTTCCTTTGACTTCTATATTAATATCAGTCAAGTTTGGTTTGGCTGGATCCTCACTTGGTATGTCAACCTTAATATCAGTTCCATAGTAGTTGAACTTATATTCAGGTAAATAACCAGCAATGGTTGCAGCTAGAACCACATTAGCTTGTTCAATCTGTTCTGTAGACCACCCTTCAGTGTATAAACCAATAGTAGGAATTTCTCTAATTTTTGTATACTTAAAAGGCAATGAGGTCAAGTCTGCAACTGGTTCACAGATCCCTGACTGGACTCCCATTTCCTCTAGCAGAGCTGCTGCCTCGGAAGAACCAACTATCACCTTTGAAAACCAATCTGGCAAGATCTTGCACAAGTTCTTGTTCGCTCTCCAAGTCAAACTCTCAAAGGATAAAAGGTCAAGACCAGAAAGGAATATTACTTTTGCACATGTGTTTGGTAATAGTTTAAATGCTTGATTCAACACATCCAAATGATGGACATTGTATCCAATCATCAAACATAGTTTATACTCAAACTTTCTTTGCTGGAGCATGAATAGTGGAACAAAGTCTGCTTCAATCAGTTTTGAGATCCTGATTGCTTCAGTTTCATTCTCGCCTGTGACAACCATATCTCTCTTTGGCAGGTTGTAGATCTCTTTTGTCAGAGCAACTAGCTCTTCCCAATGCTCGTTGAAGTAGGTTCCAAGACCACCTTCTCTTGGCATCTCCATCCCATACCATACACCAGGAACTTTGACAGCAGGGGCTTCAGATGTGCAATTAATTGACCATCCCCAATCCTGCAATGCCTTGATCCTTGTATCCCAAGGTTTTGAGTGGATTGCTCTCACTGCTGAGGTTCCATCAATATATGGGCTTGCTAATAGTACATGCCTATCATACTGTCTAAAGGAGGTCACTCTACCAGAGGGAACTCCATTGTCCAAATACTCCAAGTCTGTGTACAGAAGAGAAGCATCTGGATTTGCCTTGAACTCTGTTGCATATTTCTCCAGAAGTCCAGGATATAATAAAGTGTCACTTCCAATAAACATGTGGTATTCGCCCTTGGCGTGAACCAACCCAATATTCTTGGCAGCAGGAGCAGAGGCTTCCTCATTCTGGAATACAAAAAGATTAGTCTGGTCTATATATTTCTCAGTTAAGTATTCTGCTAGGAACTCTCTGTCCTCCCCATTAGTGACAATGATAATTTCATAGCTCTTGTAGTTTTGATCTAATATTGACTTGATCAAATTATCAATATCATTCTCTCCGTTGTCAACCATGAAGAATCTATTAGTTGGTATGATTAGTGAAAACATTTCTTTATTCATCTTTAAATTCCACCTGTCCATTTATTTTTCTGTCATAGGCTACTGCTATCCCTATGGAGTCTGTGATGTCTACATTCTCCCAATCAATCCTACACTCCTCATTGACTAGGGCTCTGCAAGCATCAGCCACCTCCTGTTTGCCTGCTCTGCCACTTCCTGTGACATACTTCTTAATTGAAGTTGGGGCAAGTGTCTGGATGTCAAAGTGATACATCAAGACTCCGATCATCCTCTGGTGCAAACGATTGGCAAGACCTTGATAGAAGGTCTCCTCAACTACAACTGTGGCTCCAGGATGTGATCTCAGTTGGTCTTCAACTGTTCTGACAATCTCTTTCAATCTTACAAACAATGTGTCTTGTGCCTTGCCTTTTGATGGTGGCAAATACTTACTAAAGACCACTGTCTTTGTTTTCTCGTTATAAACTGTAATTCCAGAACCGGATGTTGACATCCCAGGGTCTACACTAATTATCATCTGAAGACTCCTCTAATTCTGTTTCGTATAAGTTAGCATTATCGATCCCAACTTCTGTGTACAATCTAACATCATATACGTTGCCCCAGGCTGCCCAGATGCAAGATACGATGATGCCATAGCAGGAGAGATGGGGAACATGTACTCTCTGCCTCAAACCAAATTTAAAGTCATGTCTATAATTTGCTGTGATACTATTCATTGTATAGACTCCTTATTTTTTCGCATGCTTCTTCGAGTGAATTGTATGTATGGATGGATGGGTGTAGAAAAAATGGGTGAAGGTTTTCTCGTTGTCTAGTAATAACGACGATTCGTTTGTCCCTCGCAATAGCATAACCCATTTCCATAAAGGTGCCAATTCCTTTAATGAGTACCCCATTTTTCTCAAGGTGTACGTCGTACAGATCAGCCAGTACAATTTGAGCAGACTTAAGCTGCTTAAGGTCTTCCTTAACAATGGTTTCATATGTAACCTCCGGTTGCCATTCTTCTGGGATTAATATAGTAAAGTTAGGCAGCAGTCTGCGAGCCTCAAGAGCACGTTTTCCAGACTCAGAGATTTCTTTCCCTTCCATTGGATGTGCAAAATAGATTCGTTTCATTGCTACCTCCTTATTGCTTGGCAAGTCTGCTAGGATTCGAACCTAGGCTAATGGTTTTGGAGACCATTGTGCTACCAACTACACCACAAACTCATTTACCTTAGGTCTTTTATGTCCGCTTAGAGTCTTCTACTGAAGACAAATATGTCCTATTACTTTTGACATTCGTTATAGTATCCACACCATTTCTGGCTGCAATGCCACCCATCTGTATTCTTAAATGCCATGTCTGGATCTGCATGCAGCTTCTTGATAAAATTAATTGTCCTTGATTCTTCCTGCAAGAAATCAGTTGGCTTGATGTTGTCAACTGTATCGATCTTGCATGAAGGCTTCTTGGTCTTCACTAAAGTGTTCAGCTCAGTTGCTTTCACTTGCCCTGTGGTCTCGTAGATTGCCCACACATAGGCTTTGAGCTGTGTCATGTGCTTCTTCACAAAATCATCTGTGTACCTGGAGGCTGTCTTGTTGTCTATAATCTTTGTTTCAGTCTCCAAATCCAGAAATCCAAGAAAATCAAACTGGTCATCCAGAGGGATGAGAACCTTCGTTTGCACTTTGATTGGTTGCACCTTCGATACAATCTGATTACAAAAGAGAGGTATTCCTGCCGTAAAGACATCTTTGATCACACCCTTTTCTTTCTTTTCTTCTGGATCCTCAAGCTCTTCAACTCTACGATCTAGCTCATCAGAAAACTTGTCAACCATTTGTTCAACTGGTAGGTCAGTCTTGGTCTCAATCTTTTGAGTGTAGTTCATATTCATCGCTTCGTCGAATGATGAACCAGTGATCAAGGCAATCCCAGGTGCAACTTTCTTTCCTTCTATGTACCTGTAAACCCACTGTCTAGGACATCTTTTAACTTGACCAATCTGAGAAACTGAGATGTGCTTCTTTTGTGAGAGCTCATCCATTAATAGATCTAGTTCATCAAGGTCACTCATTTTAACTCCTTAATCTCTGGCATTAATTTCTGATAACTTCTGGTTGTCTTTCCAACATATCTGTCAAAGACAGATCCAACATCAATGTATGTATTCCAGTCATTGTTTTTCCACAACTCATGAATGAAAACATTTGATGCCATTCCAGCTGAGAACAAATAAATCTTGTGGTCATCTGTCATTGTTGCTCTGATCTTGCTCATGATTGAGTCTTTAAAATTCCAGACATTAGCCTGTGGGATCTCAATGAACTCATCAATGAAAGGCAGCTTTTTAAGATCTTTGTTACCAATGTAGACAACGTGTTTAGTCTTCAGAACATCTATGAAAAGATCAAGTTTACCAACATAGTCTGCATCAATGAAAACCTCTGCTGATTGCCAATCCTGTTGATACTTACTAGCTGCTGAATATAGGTTCTTGTCTTTTCCTCTTCCCATATAATAGTCTTGTTTCTCTTCAACTATTTTCTCAAGTGCAATTCCAAGACTGGGATAATAATTGCACTTGTCACAGTTATATCCCTGTCTCTTTTCAATTGCAAACCATTCACCATCACCCCAACGAGTATATGCAAAGGATTGATTACATCTAAGCTTTGTCAACATCTCTTGGTAGAATCTGAGGTCTTTATCTATCAATTCTCTATAGCCCATTTGTGGTAGTAGCATGTCAGCTGGTGGTAGATGATTTCCAATTCCTCTAGCAACATTCAATGGTAATAGAGATCCTAGCTTCTCAATCACTCTTATTTCGTCATACTTTGTTTGATCTTGTATACTTAGTTCTTTATAATCATCTCTAGCCCTAACTGTCTTTGATCTATAATGAATGATAGGAGAACTATATAGAACAGCAAACTTGAATCCTTGTTTTAGGATCCAGGAGAACAGGTAGGTATCCCCACCAAATACCCTTAGTGATTCTGGTATACTTTTGTATAGGTCTCTCCTCAT